GCAAACAATCGGGTGTAACGCTAACTAATTTCATTAGTTTGACCTTCACACTTTCTTGCATTCCAACAACGTAATCTTTAATCTCTAAAATGCGCCAATAAGAATCCTTAATAAAGATTTCATCGTTGTATTTAAAGTCATAAATGTCTGCAAATTCGAGCGCAAAAAACGCTTCCATTATTCGTGCGTCAGGAGCGTAAATGTTAGCGATGTAATCGTTCCAATATCTCGCGTACATTGTTTTATGCGGTATCGAATCAACGGGGTGCAGTGGTGTTTCTTGTCCAAAATTCCAATCGTTGACATTCAATCCCCCGTTGTATTCGTAATAGTGATGGAACATTGGCAACTCAAAATTAGTGTCAATGGTTAGCGTGTCATCATCTAAAAAATGAATGGGTAAAAGTTGATTGTTGCAGCGATACAAAATGCGCGGTGTTGGGTTAACGTACTCAACACTTGAATTGATGAATTTTGGAATGGGATAATCAGTGCCTTGAATTAATGCAAGTGGTGTACTTCCAAATTCAATTTCAATTTTCATTTCTTCGGTTGCAAAATCGTTTTGTGGATCTAACAACTGCAACCTACCATACACGCGATTGCCCTGATTGTTGTATAAGTTGTTTAAATAGTCATCTGACTTCTTGTATGTCCATGTATTTACACTCGCTTGGTAATCCGTTGTTGGTGTTAATACGATGTCTTTGCTTATGTCTATCTTATTGCTCCAATCCTTTTGGTTGCCTTGCGCAAGATATTCTTGCAGTGGCAAAATGGATAGTTTATTCGCGTTAAATTGGTTTGGAATGGCTACCAAATTGAATGCTTTAAAAATCGCATTTACGAAATCACTGCATTTCATAACGGGTGCATTTGCTACCCAGTCGATTTCATTTCCAAATAATGGTTTTGATAATTGTTCGCATTTGAAAGTAGCTTGTTGAATTGTCAACGTGCGCGTTGAACCATACGAGTTGACATTACTCGCGGTATCAAATATAAATGGTTCAATTGTTTCGCCTGCTTCTAAAAACACTTGTTGCGTTACTGTCGTTCCAATGAATGCTGTTGAACCTGCATCCAAATAAAATTGCACTTGGTCTGAATAACCAACGTACCAATTGAATGGAGAAAAAGAACCGATGAATGTTTTATTTGCAGCTAAATCAGTTTTAACAAGTCGCGCTGTCATGTCGCTATCATACAATTCATCATCAACGTCTAATCCTACACTAAATGAAATCAAATAATTTCCATTGAATGGCGCAGTAAATACGTTACCACTTGTATTACCACCTTGATCGCTTATGACTGATAACGATGGCGAATAAAGATATTGAGAAACACCGCCAATTGTTTGAGTTGCAAATGCAGTAAAATCAAAAGTTCCCGTTGTTGTTTGTAGTTTGAACTTGGCGGTTTCAGCATTACCGCCTAATGTTTGGCAATTGTTGTTTTCGCTCGTAAATGGAACGTGCGAATAACCCAACTCATTTGTCCAATCACTACCGCCATAGTCAATTTCGAATCCGCTTAACTCCATTATCTTTTGCCATATGTAAACAGCGTTCACGAATGGGGTTAATTCACCTGCCTTAATGACATTGCTTACTGAATTTGAATAGATGGAACGCGTACCAGGTGTGTTCACATTACCAACCCAATTATTGCCGCGATCAGTTAATCCAAACTTAATAAAATTACTCGCGAAGCTGTCTTGGTTGTAATCAAATACATTCGCGTAATTGATGACAATTGGATAGTCATTTTGCAACTCAACAGCGATGTAATTCTTGAAATCAGCATCGCCAATGTTTTTAAAAAAGTCGATTACATTACCAAAGAATACAACCTCATATTCGCTTACAACCCCTTGTTGTGTATAACTCGCTTTCCATTGTATGTTTCCCTCCATTATTGGCAAGGTGTCAACGGTTATTATCGCTTGTAACTTGCGTTTAGGATTAAACGAACTAAATTGAAATGTGTTATTTTCAATGAAGCCAAATATCTTGGAATTGTTATCGGTTGCAGGAATCCGAAAGGAACGCGAATAACTCGCATTCGCTTTCAGTTCTTTGATGTCGCTGAATGAATACTGCAATGAAATCGTTTCGTTCAAATACAAATCCATTACATACGGAGTTTCCGTTGCTTGCGTGTAAACTATTAATGCTGTTTCCATTCTTTTTTATTATGGGCAATTACCAAATCCAACCGTTACATAAATGTTTCCGCTATACGTTGTACCACCACCCCAAACGGGTAATTTCAAATAAAAGAAATTCGCTCCATCACTCGTACCCCATACACCCGTTGCGATAATTGGCGTTCCAGGTGTCATCATATCAAATGATGTTTGACTGCCGCCACCCGTTAATACATTGCCTAATTGAATTACACCTAATCGTGATGGTGTTGATGGTGGTGAATCTGTATAATCAATACTCACATAGTATGTTTGTCCACCTATTGGTGTGATTCCACCCGTTCCTTGAACGCGAACTGATATCTTACTGCCTCTCGTTACATTCGTCAAAATGATATTACAAGCATCGCCAAAATTTGCACCAAGTGATAACCCTGAATTTGCACCGATATTGGTGAATGTGGTAAAAAATTCGCATGGATCTGGGCCAGGTATTGGATACTCGGAAGCGGTTATGTTAATTGTTTCATTGTTCGAAGCTATTTGTAAACGTAAGTTTTGATTGTACTTCTTGGAATTGCGTTCACGCTTCATTAAGAATCCGTTGTCTTCTACTACAACGGGAACAATCGAGTAACCATCTACGTTGTCATCGACCATCCACACGCTTTTAGACATGAATAAATCCTTCATAAATTTGTACTCGGATTCCGTTAACCAATCGCTTGTAAGATTAATGAATGTGTTAATTATTGGCTCGCGCTCTGTTAATTCACGAGTGTAGTTTTTTGTTTCGTATGGCGCGGTGGATGTTGCTGTATTGAAGTCACCTTGAAAGGTCTTATATCTTTTGCGCTCGACCTCAATTGAACGCTCATTTCGTTTAATGAACGAGTAACTATCCCACCCACCCATTTGATTAAGCCAATAAACGTGGACTGGATTATACTTGCAATCCTCAGAAATGTAGTAACCATATTTGGTAGTTATCTGCTCATCGCTTGCGTCATATCCTGCATAAACATAAAACGCAGTATTGTCCGCAGTTGTATCGTCTATGTAACCGCCATTAACTAAGTTCTTTAAACCCGTTGGAAGGAACAACAACGAACCTTCCGCAAAGGTCATCGGAATATCAAACGAAAATAAAAGTGCATGATTGTAGTCGTACAAATCAAAAGTGAAATGATCAATTGAATTGTATGGATAGTTCGAGTTGATGTAACTATTATCGTCAGCAACCCACGCATGGATATCGTAAGCGCTGTCGCTTTCTTCCATCACATCGGTTCGCGATATGTACTTCCAATTGATAACCTCTGATTGCAACAATGATGGCAATTGTAAACGATGGGCTAAGGTCTCTCTATTGAATCCAATCTCATCGTCATAGTTTTGCGACAATGCCAATGGGCGCGTGTCATTCGTTCCCATCATGATAAAGTTCTGCTTACCGCTTCCGTATATGCACATTAACGAGTAAGTAACCGCAACCGAATTATCTTCCGTGAAAATTCCACCTACATCATAACCTTCATAAAGATCAATTGTAAATGTGTTTACGTTATTTGTATCGGTTAGTGTTGGTGCGCTCGTTTGCAATACGACATCATCGCTGCCATCAAATACAATCGAATTTTTAACGAGCTGGTTGAAGATTGTTTTAGCATTGAACACTCCGCTATTAACTGAATTTTGAGCTACATAAAACTTATATTGCTCGGTAGTGGTGTTGTCAGTTATTAAAACTATGTACTTAAAATTCGGCTCTGCGTATTCGCTCGATGTCATCGTGAATGAGACATCGTTATTGGAATAACATAAGCCGGTAAATGCGTCAATGCCTTGCGCTGTTAATCCTGTTACTGCTGTCGTGTATGCCATTATATCTTTATTTTCTTTTGTAAATTATCTTCAATTACTAATGTGATTTCTCTATTCAACGCGTCCTCAAATTCGGGTTGAAAATCAACGATTGTGTCGGTTACTGCATCGCGCCAATAAAAGAGTGGTGCAATTCCATTAATGCGAATCTTACGCGTCAAATGTCCTGCTAAACCACGATATGCGCGTTCTTTTGCTTCGGGTGTTTTGAATGTCATAAACGATCCATTCGCGTTGCGTGGACGAATACCTTTAATCTTCATCCAATCGTAAATAGCTTTTTGCATTACTCCCATTTCACCCTTCGCAGGTTTTGATCCTGCACCTCTGCGAAATGAATACGGGCTTCCCTGATTGCGTGCTAATCCATTCACACCTTGCTCCACAAAATCAGCGTACACGCTCGCTTGACCGCGTGCGAAAAATTGAATCTTGCTACTTCTTCCATCGTAATAAAATGACAATGACCTGCGGAGCGTATCACTTGCAACTGCCCTGCGTCTTTTACCTCTAACGGTGCGATATACACCAAGATTAAGCATAGCACGCTCCACGACTTCCTGCCCAAATCGCTTCATTATTGATGTTAGCGGTGATTCAGCCATTTACGAATTGTGTATAAGCGGTATTGGGATTAGCGACTAACAACTCAACAAATAGTTCAAGACCTTTCGAGTTCATTGCGTTGACAAATTCTTGGTTGGAATCTTCCCATGCAAAACAAATTGTTCCCCATTCTCCCTCTGTTGGTATCACTAATTCAGTGACGCCATTATCTTTTTGAGTAATTGTATAATTCATATTGTGACCATTACTGAAATTCCTACTACTGTTGCGGAAGCTGTTGAAGCGCTGTTAACCATTTTTACGCTGCATCTATCGCCACTTGTAAAAGATACCGAGTTGACTAAATTGGAGTAAAAGTTAGCCACTCCACCTGCTGCGATTGTAATTACTAACGATGTATCTGCATTGTTTTTTCTTATTGTCACAACCAATGTACCCGTTGCAGGTTGAGTTGTTCCAGTGTGAAAATATAATCTACTCAATGTGCAATCTTGTGGCGTTACTAAAACTCTTATCGCTTCCGTATTCGATAATGTTCCACCTTGCAAACTTGAGTATTGAGTTCCCGAAATCGGAACTTGTAAATTTCCGTTTCCAAAATTACCCGTTAAAAATGAAGTGCCAGTTCCACTATTTGCTTTAGCGTTTAATTGTGTTTGAATGTCACTCGTTACACCAACCAACCTACCTAATTCAGTTGTCGTTACTGCGCTCACATCGACCTTCCCACCGCCATTACTTACCAACGCTCTTGATGCAGTTAAATTCGCTGTTGTTATTGTTGTCGCTGCGCCCGTTATCGTGTCTTGTTTAGTGCTTAACGCATTGCTCTTTTCCCAAAGTGAAGTTGTTGTGTTATATACCAAAATGTCGTTATTGGCAGGGCTTTGCGCACTAACATTGTGCAGCTCTTGCATCTCATAACCATTCTGCACTCTTACATACATTCTGCCTGCACTGCCAGGTGAGGCAGTAGTCACAAATCCTAAATATACTAGGTGATTAGGTGCAAATGGTTTCACATTAGTGATGCTTCCTGCGGTTGCACCTAAATAAACCGCGTCTCCATCCGCCCAAGTTGGCGTTGGGAAAATGTTTAACCCATCGAGTTGACCATTGACAATGATTAATCCTTTTTGATTGTTCGCTATTGATGTGCTTAGCACCATTCCAACGGTTTGCGCGCTTGTTGCATCGCTTGAATTGGATGCCAATTTAACCGTTAATCTATCGCCAGTTCCACCGAATGCGTAAACGGGTTGGCCTTTCGTAATAGTTGAACCATTTACATTCGTAACATAAGCGAGTAATGTGTTGGGTGCAGTTCCAATAACTTGAAATCCATTGAGCGTAGTGTTGTAAATGCAGAACATTTCCGCTCCACTTACAATGTCACCACCAATCAACGCACCATCATTATTGCGATACAAAGTTTTTGCACCAAGTGAATTGATGTTCAAAGTTGCTCCAGTTGTATTGCCATTGATAAAACGAATGAGGAACGCATCTTGGTCACTCAATGAAGTTATACCGCTTATTGTTGTGGTGTATGTGTCAGTTCCGCTTGTTGTACCTTTGGGAATCCCACTACCCCCACCGCCGCCTGTGTAAGTTTTCCAAGTGTTGTCCGCTGCTAAATAATCAGTTGTCGCACCTGGTTGGTTGGTTGTAAATTGTACTTTCTTTGCCATCGTTATTCGCCAATAAAAGGAATGTCACACGCGTTCCACTCGTAATCCACTGTGATATCAATTGAACCTTGCACACCGCTCAACACATTACTAAATTCTTCGATGAATGGAGTAAAGGTAATTGGCTTTGTGATAATAACCGATTCGTCAAATATCTGACCATTTTCGATTTCATTTACAAGGTCTGCAAATAACAAAACGCAATCACTAATTGAATGCCTTTGATATTCGATTTTCAGCTCCTTATCGCGTGGCAAATCAGCGAATACAACTTCTAATGAATAAGTCAATTGACCTGCATCAATTGAAAATTGATTAGGTACAACGTGCATGAATGGAAATTCATCTTCCTTCTCCAAATCCGCTTGGCTAATTTGTCCATGCGTGAACTTTCGAATTAGTGCATGATTATCTGCGAACTCCCTGAGCTTCGCAATAATGATGTTGTAAGTGTATAGTGATGAATCGCTCATATTAATATGTAGCTGAATGGCTATTTTTTAGTAAGTAATTGCTTTTGAAATTGTGCATAGTCAATTTTGTAACTAAGATGCGCAAAGATGGTTGACGCTTGGCTGTTTATTATCTTATCGAATTTAGTGACGTCACGATCCGCGATTTCTTCAATGACATGAAACCAACCGTAATTATTACTTAACTCGCTTGTTGCTGTAACGCTTGCTCCATCATCGCTATCGCCTTCTTCAGTTCCGTCATCATCTGATTGTCTGAATACTCTTGGAAACGAATCAACAATTCTTTTTCGATATTCGAAAAAAAAACCATTGCACCATTCGCAATCATTAACGGCATATCGTTGAAATACTCCGCGTTTTTAAGATGGATATTCGAATCGTATTCGTCCACCTCATAACGATTAATAAACTCGTTTTTACAAGGTCTGAATAAGATAGCGAGTAACTTAGTTAGATGTTTTGGAAACTCATTACAATTAGCGTCAAGGTCTAACCATTCGCCAAATGTCATGGCGTTGATATCAGGAACGAATCTGTATTTATTCCATTTGGTAACGTGCTTCGATGGTACATTGTTCAACGCTTCTTCGAATGATGTTTTGATTTCATTCATTTGCGTTGGTGTGAGCATCAACACTTGTGCGCGTGGTAGCTTTGTGATGGCTTGAACTTGGTTAACCAAATCTCCTTCGTTAGTTGCGAATCCAACGTACTGGCTAACGGTTATCAGTTCGGGGGATAGGTCTAATTTAATCTTCATATTTTTTCGAAAGTTCGGTAATCCATTCGGAGTAAAGTTCGGTAATCTTTGCTTTTGCTAATCGCTTCCTTTGTTCCTTTTGTTGCAGCCACATTCCGAATAATACTGCTATTGTGAACGCTGAATGTGCTTGTTGGTTGACTTCTGTATTTTCCATTAATTAAATAATTCAAATGATAATGAATGTTCGTTTAAATGGTCGCGTAGCATCTGACGCATATCTTCAAACGCTTGTTTATATTCCTCGCTCTTTGTCTCATCGTATTTGATAACGCGCCTCATGTCCTCGTCCATTTTCCAAATTAGAAATGTGATAGCGTCCAGGTGAGTGAATAGTTTGTGCTTTGCGATGTCTTCCGCATCGTTCAAATCAAAGGTAATTGTTGCTTTCATAGTTTGTCGCTTATTATTATTTGTACGGGTGAATCCGCTTCACCAACAATGGTTTGTCGCGCTTGTTTTGGTTTGAAGTATTCGAGGGTTTTAAGGTACAATTCACTCGCTATCATTTTATCCTCATCATTTCGAGAGTTCCACAACTTATCGAGGAACGCGTTGAACTGCTCCGCTTGTTGTCCTGTAATTGATTCGCCAAGTTGCTCCCATTGTTCAGTTCGTTTGTTCTTTGAACCTACTGGTCTGCCGCTTGCGTTATTGGTTTGTCCTTTTGGTAATCCCATTTTGTAATTTATTTTTGATATTTACAAATCCAATTTACTTTTAAAATGATTAATCAACTGTTCCATCTTATGATCGTAATACTTTGCAAAGGTTAAAAACCCTTCTCTATCTTGTTCAAAGAGTTTATACAACACATTGCGCAGGCGTTGACCATTCGATTTCCTTTCAATTTCAAAATCGGCTTTTAATTCGTCTAATATCTCCTTCTCATTTGTAGCGAACTCCTCCTCTTTTAGAGCGCAATAAACGAACGATGATTGAAGATTGAACAATTGACCTGCAATGGATGGACTAATCTCGTTTGTCCCTATCACAATGGCCGTTGTTTTGTCTTTACGACTTTTTATTGATTCAATTTGTGCTGGTATGATTAACATATTTCAAATATAGTTATTAATTAGTTTTTTAAGTAAAAGAATATTTAACAAAAGAAAAGAAAGAAAAACAAAAAAAGGTAAAAAATAAAAAGAAAGAAAAGAAAAAGCTCCCCCCAAGAAAAACAAACAATTTCGCTAATAGCGAATTTACCTGAACCAAGCGTTGGTATATCGCAAGTTTGCCGTTTGCATCTCCCATTGGCAATGGAGAGTAATTTTGATTCATTCATATAAAAAAAATCCCCCAATCATTAAAACCTGTTGAGAGTTAAAATGAAAGGGGGAAACATCTATCTACTCTCAACACAACAAATATAAATTGAATTGTGTTTAGTTATATTTTCACTTTTCAACAATCAAAGAATAAATTAAAATCGGTAACCAAAAAATCCCTGTAACAATTAACCCCACAAAATTGTTACGAGAAAAACGTAATGTTTGATTGAGGAACATCAAACTCATCAACCCAATAAGTGATAATCCTATCGCCATATAGGAGATAAAACAAAAAAGAAGCAGATTCATAATCAAGATTGTTGTTTTCTTCTTCGTCCACGTTTTTTAGGTTGAATAGGTTGCTCTTCTTCTACTTGTAGCACTTCTTCTCTTTTCAATTGCTTGTTGAGTTCTGCAATGGTTTGATTAACACACGTCACGCAGCTTGTCACCTTTTCACTACGCCCTGTCATCAACGATTTTAAACGAGCAAGTGTAATGCGTTCATCATTGTTTAATGCGCCATTCTTTCGAGCATTGAATAAAAGCGTTTGAGCGTCTTGAATGAGTGAACCATCGACAACCTTCTCCCACTTCCCGGCAGGGCAGTCGGATAATGTCAT